TATTTATTATTTCAATATTTTGTTTAGAACATATATCATCACTATCAACAGATAATCCAAATTGTTTTTCAATTTCAGTTAATGTATCAGTTCTAACAATATCTTCTACTATTAGTTTTTGCATTTTTTCATTATCCAATACTAAATCAAATGCGCCTGTTCCAAACTTACCAGTTTGTCCCATCATTACACTAGCTGAAACTCCTCTCATATGATCAAAATCAGCATGACGAGCAGCATCTAATAAAACTTCAGTATGCACTTCAAATGTTGCTTTAGATATTGGACCAATATTATCATTCAAAATCCCAGATCTAAATATAGCAACCATATTTTGATTTGTTGTCATACGATCACATAATATACTTAAATGATGATAATTAATATATACTCCACTAAAATCCATAACTTCAGTTAACTCATTGTATAGCACCTGTCTAGCAGCTTCAATACCAAGTACATCAAATACCTGTTTTATGTCGTTACTAAAAGTTCGTTTCCAATCAATATAATCTAAACCCATAACATGAAGCAAATTAGAACCGGTAGTGTCCAATATCCATGTATCAACCTGATTATATTTCCCATCTTCTTTTTTTACAATATTTTGTAATTTACGAGGAGTAACATCTGTAACTGAAGATACTCCACGAAGTACAATGGTTTTCATTAACATTTCCTGAAAGTTGCGTAACATATATATTTCATCAGATTGATCCAATGAACTTACTGAACCCTTTTTCTTAGACTTAGACAATACATTACTATTTAATCTAATACGAAATATAAGGTTATTAGAATTAAAATCAGAATATATACATGATATTTCATTTCCATAACTACTATTTACTGCAAAATGAATATCATCCATGGTAATATTTTTCTCTAGTAAAGTTTCATCATCTAATGCAATACGAATAACCCATCTAGATTTAGATGTCGTTGTTTTATTATCAATGTTGTCATCTGCTGAATTACATTCATTAATTAATTCTTCAAATTCGCGATATTGTTCCATAAGTAAAGTATCTTCATCAATCTTAGTAACAGTATCCACCGGATCAAAACAAATTTGTACAGATTTTACTACATCAGCTAATTTAGTATGTTCTAACATATTTGCATAATGAGATGCTTTATCACGAGATGTCTCATCATTTGATTTTAAAAATACAGTCATTGAAGGATTCTTAGGATTTTTTGTCAATCTAAGAATCTCTTCAATTCGTGGTACACCACGAGTAACATTAGATTTTGATGCAACACCACTTAAATGGAATGTATTCAATGTCAGTTGAGTAGTTGGTTCACCAATCGACTGTCCTGCAATTACTCCAACCATTTCTCCTGGATGTACTAATGATTGTTTATATTTAAGTACGATCATTTCCAATAATAATACTAATGCTCTTCTATGAAATCTTTTTTGAACCAATAGAACCTTTGGAGTTAAATAATAATAATATAATACTTCAAATAGTTTATTAGGTGGTGCAAAACTTAAATTTGTTAATTTAATATAATATTCTTGAATAAGATCAAACGCCTCTTGCGGTGTAATATCAACCGTAGAATTGGTATTTAGATTTAATTGACCCTGAATATTAGCTATAGAATTTTGAAAGGAAACTGGAGCTCTTACTGCAGTATCATTTTTGTATAAAAACACATTCTCAATTAAATCATCCTGATATTTACACATTTTATCAATATACATCTTACATGTTTCTTTTGTTTGCTGACGTTGCTTATTTAGACGCGTAATAGTACCCTTAGTATATACATCTATTAATTTGCTTCGTTCATCATTTACTCCCACAATATCATATTTTAAGTATATTTCTTCTAGTGACAATCCAACTAATCCTATTTCGGTGCATTCCACCTTAGTTGAATCGAAATTATCATCTCCATATGCAAATTGGACTATCTTTCCAATATTATTTCGTACAGTCATATCATACTCGACTTTAATATCTTCTAGACCTTTAATAAGTCTTCTTTGAATATATCCAGTCTGTGATGTCTTAACTGCTGTGTCAATTAGACCAATACGACCACCCATTGCATGGAAGAATAGTTCGGGAGCAGTTAAACCTGAAATATAAGAATTTTCTATAAATCCACGTGCTCCAGGAGAATCATCAAATTTATTATAATGAGGTAATGTTCTACTATCAAAACCATAAGGAATACGTTTACCGTCCACATTTGTTTGACCTACACATGAAATCATTTGTGAGATATTAATCAATGAACCCTTTGAACCAGAATTAACAATCATTAGAAATCTATTATTTTTACTTAGCGATGTTCTACCAATTTTACCAGCTTGTTCTGTTGCTTTATTTAAAACATTATTTATACTAGATTCAAATGCATTCATATTTGTAGTTGACGTATTATTTTCAAAAATACCTAGATGAATTTTTTCAATAATTGATTGTACTTCTTGTTTTTGAGTCAATATTGCCTGAATAATGCTATCCTGTGTCTTTCTATCAGCAATTAAATCACTAATTCCTACACTAAATGCACTATTTTTCATATATTCAGTAATAATATTCTGCATATCATCAATATACTCAGTTGCTCGCATGTTACCATAATCATTACATATACGGTGAATTATACCGTTTGTGGTTGACCCTAATACCGACTTCTCCATTTGTCCACGGATATAATTACCATTACGAATTTCCAAAATATTATTACTCGTTGAATAATCTTCATCTTCGTTATATAATTTGGTTTTACGCTTTATTGTAATTGGTGGAAGAATCTGTGATAATATATCAAAGTTACTTATTTTATCACCATTTTCACGCAACTTATTTACATCTATATTAGAATACCGCATTAGGAGATTCATTGCTTCACGTGGAGTAAATGTTACATTTGGTCTAGTAAATCTATATGATCCCAACATGGAATCCTGGAAAATACCAATAATTGGTGCATTATTTGCGGGACTAATCATTTGAAATGGAATAGCTGCTAGATTCTTTAGTTCAGTTTCTGCCAATATACTTTGAGGCATATGCATATTCATTTCATCTCCATCAAAATCTGCATTGTAAGGCTTTGTATCACCGACATTCATACGGAAAGTATCACCTTTTTTCATGATTTTTGCAATATGACACATCATACTCATTCTATGTAAACTTGGTTGACGATTAAATAGAATGGCATCACCATCCATCATATGTCTATGCACAACATCACCATTTTCCAATTTAATTGACAATGTATCCACATATCTAAGTGAAATATTTTCACCATTTCTGCGTTCTAGAATCTTTGCTCCTGGATAATTATCTGGACCATTTTGTACTAGCGTTAATAAAAAGTTTCGATTGCGATCATTTACAGTTACTGGTTTCGTTATATTCATTGCTATCTTCATTGGAATTCCTAATTGGCGAATTGATAAGTTTGGATCACCTGTAATTACTGAACGAGCACTAAAGTCTACACGTTTTCCCATCAAATTTCCACGAATTCTACCATTTTTACTGTTTAATCTTCCACTAATACAATTTAATGGACGACCGGATCGCTGTGCCATTGGATCTGCTCCTTTTACTTTATTATTTGCAATCATTGCTACAAAGTATTGCAAAATACCTGTTAATACTTCAATTACTTTTGTTGCTGCATTATTTGCCAACTTTTCACGCAAATCACTATTAGTTTTTATAATATTGCTATAAATATGTGTCAAATCATCTTCACTTCTTTGTTGAGCATCATGTTTTACAGATGGACGCATTGCCGGTGGTGGTACTGGAAGTACTTGACATATCATCCATTCTGGACGAGACCATAATGGACTGAACCCCATAAAATGAACATCTTCATCACATATGCGTTTAAATATTTTTATTAACATTTCAGGGGTTAATCGTAATGTAACTTTACCTGAATCACTATTTTCTGTATCCATCTTTTCCCAAATAGCTTGAATTGTTGACATACCCTCTAACAATATCTTATCTGGTTGTTTATATCCACAGCCATCTTCAGTGCAATCTCCACAACGTTTTACGTTTGCAGCTAGCGACGTGACATATTGCCATCTTTCTGTTGGTGATTTAGTTAAAATATGTTTATGTGAATTTTTATTGATTCTTAATTTACTACATTTAAAACATACACATTTGCATATTTTCATAATATCTTTTAAATGTTGTATGAATATTACCGGACGAGCCAATTCTATATGTCCAAAATATCCGGGTGTATCAATATATGTATATCCATCAGTGGGACAAATTAATCCAGGTTCTAAGACTCCCATTCTAGGATCAAATAATCCACCAACTACAGGTTTATTATTAATATATGTATCCCGAGATGTTACTTCTACTACTGAATTTTTTCGAATTTCATCCGGGGATAACATACTAAATTGTACTCCAATTATTTTTGATGACGGATTAATGTCATCCATTTTACTATTATGTGGAGGCATTTAATTTCCCTATATGATTATGTTTATATTTTTTTCGAGTTGTATTATCAATTTTATAATTTAGGATATTTTCAAGTTTTAATTCTGTCTTACTACAATACTATTTATTGCATTTTTTGTAAAAAATTGATTTAAATATATGAACATAGTTGTATTCATATTTTTAAGACGTACATGTCTTCTCAAACTAGTAAAATGTCCAACCGTGAAATGCAAAAATACCTGAATAGTAAACGTTCCAAGCTCAGAAAAACTGCCGATAGCGACGACAGTGATAATGATGGTTATGAAACTATTGGCAGCGAAGATAGTTATTATTCTGATGATACTAGTGATTCTTCATATGTTCCACCTAAGAAGAACAAGAAGCAATCTACTCGTAACAAAACAAATAACAAAAAAGGTAAATATGGTAAACATAAAGATACTGATTGTGATGATGACGATGATATTGATATTGCCGCAGTTCGTAATTTAATTACCAAGTTATTTCCGTCTAAATATATGAAAGAACGGAATGAAAATACAAAATCAAATAGAAAAATGACTTCATCAAAATCTAATAAAAAATATAAACAAACAAAATCTAAGCGAGTTAGTAAATACGAAGAAGACGAAGAAGATGATGACGAAGAAGACGATGATGATGACGAAGAAGATGATGATGAAGATGATGAAGAAAATGAAGATGATGAAGAAGATGATGATGAAGATGAAGATGAAGATGAAGATGAAGATGAAGATGAAGATGATGAAGACGAATATGAAGAAGACGAAGAAAAGGGTGTTTATAATATTGTATTGGCATTAGATGGCATTGGAGAAGAAGAAGATGCAGAATATATCGAAGACAATGCAGAATGCGACAGTGATGACGAAGAAGCTTTTATGAAAGAAACATATCAACCTGATATTACTCAAGACGTACCTGGTAAAGATATCAACAAAAAGGATAAAAAACGTAACAAAAAGGGAAAAAAGGATTTTGATAATGATGATGATGATATAATTACTGATGTTGAACAGGAATATTTAGATTTGGTACAGACTAAAAAGCAACTTTCTTTGCAATTAACTAAACAGCCAAACAGTAAGTTTTTGAAAAAGGCGGTAATAGATTGCAAAAAGTCGATTAATAAGCTGATTAAACAGGCTAGATCAAAGAATGCAAAGAGTTATCATAAGTTGATTCATACTACTAAAAATAAAACTAATGAAATAGAATATTTTAAAAAGAAGATGTCAAATAAGGAACAATTGCGTGCAATGAATGATCTCAAAGAAATCAATAAACATATTAATATTGATAAACCTTATAGATTAGCACTATTAGATTCAGATATGCCGGCTAAGTTTAAAGCATCGGCTATGCAAAGGTTGAATGTTTTACGCACAATGGAACCAGGTGAAAGTGAATACTACAAAATTAAGAATTGGGTTGATACTTTTATGCGAATTCCATTTGGTACTTACCAAAATCTAGATGTAAAGATGAGTGATGGTATTGATACATGCCATAACTTTATGTCTAATGCAAAAACAACATTAGACAACTGTGTATATGGTTTGAATGATGCTAAAATGCAAATTATGCAAATGATGGGACAATGGATTTCAAATCCATCAGCAATGGGTACAGCTATTGCTATTAAAGGTCCTATGGGTACTGGTAAAACTACTCTAGTTAAAGAGGGTATTAGTAAAATATTGGGCAGAGAATTTGCATTTATTGCACTAGGTGGTACTGGTGATAGTAGCTTTCTAGAAGGCCATTCTTATGCATATGAAGGTAGTAGTTGGGGTAAAATTGTGCAAATATTAATTGATAGTAAATGTATGAATCCGGTAATTTACTTTGATGAATTAGATAAGATTAGCGATACACCGAGAGGTGAGGAAATTATCGGTATTCTTACACATCTTACTGATACCAGTCAAAATAGTCAATTCCATGACAAATATTTCTCAGAAGTTGACTTTGATCTTAGTAAATGTCTATTCATTTTCAGCTATAATGATGAAAGTAAAGTTAATCCCATTCTTCGTGATAGAATGTATCGAATTCAAACTAAGGGCTATGATTCTAAAGAAAAGATTGTCATTGCTAGAAAACATCTACTTCCATCTATTCGTGAACAGGTTAATTTTACTGAAAATGATATTATTATTCCTGATGAAACATTGCAACATATTATTTCTTCTCAAGATATGACAAAAAAGGAAGATGGTGTTCGAAATCTAAAACGATGCTTAGAAATTATCTATACCAAACTGAATTTATTCAGGCTAGTTAAGTCCGAAGAAAAAATATTCGATAAAGAATTAGACATTGAGGTTAGTTTTCCATTTACAGTTACACCTAATCATGTTGATAAGTTCATAAAAACTGAGGATAAGTTGAGTCAAAGTATGTTAGCAATGTACATATAAAACTATAAAAATATAAAAAACATAAAAACATGTACCTAATTGTATTAGTGTATTTTTTTTGATATGGATTCCAAAGAAAATATAATTATTGCATTAAATAGTATGAAAACTATTATGTCACGTATTAATATTGGAAATGATGCAATCTTACTGTCTATTAAAACAAATATTGAACAATATATTATAGAACATTGTGACCATAATATAGTGTATGATTATATTGACATTACGCCAGAAAGTGGGCATACGATAAAATTTTGTGATATGTGTATGAAAACATTTAATAACATATAATATTTATCAAAATTATTTAATGACCGACTTCAACATTACACGTGCTGTTTCCGCCACGTGTAGAGAACAACATTTTTTGGTGTTCACTTAAACATAATCCTCCTGTAGATCTAGTTAAACCTAAATTATCGGTACAATCAGCCTTTCCTTCTGTATTACCAAATTGATCAATAGGATTCAATGGTGCATTGGGATCACAATACAAACCATTTAACCCTGGGTTTTTTTTACATTCACTAGGAGGGGTTTCTATTAAATATGGTTTGTATGTATCCATAGATTTGTTATCATTTTTTGAAGAGTAATCTAAAGCGTTTGAATTATTCGAAAAACTTTCAAAGGTTGAGTACTTTTTAAATATATTATCAGCATAATACGGGGATGCTGTATTACAAGATGCGGTCATGGACATCATAATAACTATAATAAAAATAATAGCAAGAAGCATTGTCATTAATGTCATATTTTAATGTAATATACATAATTAACATATTATAATTATTTGATATTTCTAAATATTATCTTTAATATTTAATATTGAATGCACATAAAAACGTAAAGATAATATTTATTATATTCAATTATGGCAAGCTTAAATGATAATGAACGATTGAAATTAAAAGAAATGATTAATGAAATGGGAAGTGAGGATAATACTGAACAAATTCGCAGAGTTAAACATAGTGTTATTCTACGCGACGAAATCCGTAAATTGGATACTTTTAGAAAGGCTAATATTAGTTTACGTGATACTGACCCAGCTAAATTTACAAGTGAATGTCAAAATACTTCTAATTTTTTATATACCAAATATACCGATCTTTTTAATCGTATTCTAAAGGACGAATTAGATTTTGAAATTATGACCAAATTACTTATTATCCTAAAGCTAATTGAAGATGGTAAAGTCGATCAACATGAAGGATCTGTTATGGTTGGTAAGGTATTAAAAGAATTATATGTCGATAGCGCATTGAAAGCAGGTGAAAACTTAGATAAAAAATACGAATCCACTGACAGTGGATCTACAAATGATGTACCTACCAATGATATTAAACAAATTTCATGGAAAGAATATAAATCTTCGGTAAAACTAACCTAAAGAATATTCGAATACATATATATATGGAATTTAAAAAACAGGAAGGTTACCTTAATCATAATGATTTACCAATATATCGTGAATTAAAAAATTCTTCTGTTAACTGTTATAAAAATTTTGCTATTTTACGATTATCAATTGATGATGTAGCGCTTAAACAAACATATATACCTCGTATCGAAAAACATAATGCTCAGTTTATGCAAAATAATTTACCAGATTCAGGATTTGATGTATTAGTTCCTACTAATGAATTATTTGATATGAACTTTGCTACAAAATTTATTGACATGAAAATTAAAACAGAAATGATATACTGTGATGTTGAGACAGACTTTTTATCAACATGTGCATATAATGTACATCCTAGATCTAGTATATCGAAAACTCCTCTAATGCTCGCAAACCATACCGGTATAATTGATTCTGGTTATCGCGGCTCGCTAATAGGTGCATTTAGATATCTTCCTATAACTACGGTTAACAATGGATATACTGTTGATAGACATACAAGATTATTGCAGATATGTCATCCTACACTTTGTCCTATCTATGTTACTATTATTGATTCAACTGAATTATCTTCTAGTCAGCGTGGTTCTGGTGGATTTGGTTCAACTAACTAATTTCAAATAAAATATATATATTTTATATATTTTATGGAAAAATCACAATTATTATCTGGTATTTTTTTATTACTTATAGCGGTTAGTCACAGCTTTGCTGATGGAACTCTAGGCTGTAAAACACAGTTGATATTACAAAACAACATTTACGCTAAGCACCTTTTAATCATTTTTATATTGTATTTCTCTACTGAATTTATGGATGATGAAGATACAACGCATCCTATTGACAATTTATTCCACGCGTTACAAATATGGGTGTTATTCGTATTATTTACTAAAATGACTGTACCATTTACAATAGTTACGTTTATATTCATATGTTTTATTTTTATTAGTAAACAATTTATTCATTATTATAAAACTATTGGTAATATTGATGACATATCTAAAATTGGAATGATAGAATATATTACTTCTATTCTTACTAATGTTACGATTTGCACACTTGTATTAGGTTTTATTATATATTTACATAAACAATATAAATCTCATCGATCTAATTTTTCTATTCTTAAATTTATATTTGGTAGTATTAAATGTGATTCTATGAAATGATTTTTTATGTGAACTTAATTTTCCTATTATATCTTATGAATAATAATATATATAATCACAATACTGATGATATACTCGAAATATATAAAGGAGAATATTTTTCAAAACCAAGACGTAGTCGAGCAAAACAGGTAGTAGTATTTGATTTAGATGAAACATTGGGTTCTTTTGCTGATTTAGAAATATTATGGAAACTTATTAACGAATATACACAATCTCATAGTATATCATTCGCCGATGTATTAGACATATATCCAGAATTTTTACGTTATGGTATAATGTCTATTTTGGAATACTTAAAACATAAAAAACATTCAGGGGAGTGTTATAAATTATACTTATATACGAATAATAGAGGAGGTAAAGAATGGTCACAAAAAATTATTTCTTATTTTAATCATAAAATATCTAAACGTAATAAATTATTTGATCAAATTATTTATGCATTTAAAATTAACAATGTGCAGGTTGAGTTATCTCGTACTACTAATAAGAAAACATTCGATGATTTCATACGATGTACACTATTACCCAAAACAACAACTGTTTGCTTTATTGATGATAATTATTTTAAAGATATGCAGAAAGAACGCATTTATTATATTAAGCCTAAGCCATATCATCATCATCTTTCTAGTAATGAAATAGTTAATCGTTTTATATTTTCAAAATTCGGTGAATTATTATTGCGAACTCAATCTATGAAAACTGCATTCAAACATAATTATATAGAACGAGCTATTAAATATGATGTATATACAAAGGACATTATTGAACCTACCAGCGTTTTAGAACATGATATTATTACATCTCAAAAAATTATGTATCATCTAAAAGATTATTTCTTATTAACTAACAAAAAATCTAAAACGTGTAAAAAAAAACATCCTGGATATCGATTTACTCAAAAACGTAAAACGTAATATATTATTCATTATGTTGTGCATAATCATATGCCATTAAAATTAATAATTCTGTAGGAGATAATTTTTGAAATGTAATACATTCATCATATTTATATTGTATGAATCTATTCATCGAATTCTTACATAATATATGTGTACCCGTATCTAAAAATTTTATATCTACTACTATTCCTCCATTTGTTAAACTTGATTTACCATATCTTAGCCATCTTACATGTTTTCCTTTATGTAATTCATGTAATTCATCTACATATCTATAATTTATTAATTTTAAACATATTTTTTGTTTTTCATCTACATGTATATCTTCATTGTTTATTACATTAAAAATATCATTATTTATGTTATCTAATGTTTTTTCTTCCAAATAATCATTCTTATCATTCTCTAACGAATCTAATAATTCTTCTATATTTAAAGACGATAATAACGATGGATCTTTTATTGCATTTTCATATACTTCATTAATAATATCTGAAGTAATTTCATTATTTAAAGATTGGTTAATTATATTCATATGGTACTATTGTATCATATGATTATTTATTAATATCAGTTTTTAAGAGACTATCGTAGTTATTGTATTTTCTACCTTACTGGTTATATTACTTTTTATTCTTTCTAATACTTCAAATATACTTAAATTCAAAAATAAAAAGACGGCGCTACTAAATATTAACGTTGAATCATTATCTGTTAATGTATGTTTTCTAAATGGATGATATTTTATCATTAATATTATACAAACTATTATACGAACACCTGTATTTATATCTGTTATACCCTGATAATTCAATAATGTCACTCCTAATATTGAGAACACGATAATATATAATATGTTTAATATATGAGTAAATATAAGTAGTTTACCATAATGTTTGTCACCACTGTCTATTATGTTCTCTATATAGTGAATAAATTGTTTTAGATATGTTATTATCATGAATATTATATTATCTTGAGATAATTATCTAAAAACAATTTTACTGAATTAATTAAGATGGACTACACTAAATGCATTGCTAATAAATACAAAATAGATAAATGTATTGGTAATGGGTCATTTAGTAATGTATATAAAGGTCATAACATAAAAAATAATGAAATTATAGCTATTAAACTCGAAGATAAGAGAACCCCATATAAACTATTAAAACATGAAACCACCATTTTAAAGTATTTACATGAACATTCGTGTAGACATATACCTTATGTGTCCTGGTTTGGTAATTATGATAATTACATGGGGTTGGTTATGACTCACTATGAATGTTCTCTTTATGATTATATGAATTCTAAAAATATAAGTGAAAATAAAATTAATTCAATTATAATACAATGCATTCGTATTATTGAATCTATACATGTTAATTTCGTTATCCATCGTGATATAAAACCACATAATTTTATGTTAAAAAATGGTGAACTATACTTAATCGACTTTGGATTATCTACCTTTTATATTAACGATCAACATATACACGTATCTAATACTATTACTGATAATATTGTTGGAACTCCAATATATATTAGTAATTTTATTCATGAAGGTAATACACCATCCAGGCGAGATGATATCATATCTATTGGATATATTTATATTCTATTATATGCACAACACCTACCATGGGATTCTTTATATAATAACGATACAGACAATACTAATATTACTGAAATTAATATATTACACGATAAAAATATTCAACGTAAAGCTATGAAATCATATGATAGTATCATACAAACCTGTTCTAATATTAATGATCGAATTGTAAATTATTTTAAAATATGTTTTTTATATGAATTTATTGATAAACCTAACTATGACTTCTTATGCAGCACTATTGCTAATAATGCTAAGATTATAAATTAACTAAACAATATAGAAAGAAATCTATACAATAAACTACTAGTAGAAGATGAGTACACAGGATTCAACAGAAAGAGTAATCGGCCACGTTAAGTGGTTTAACAACAAGACTGGATATGGTTTTATTACAGCCAAGGAAGGACAATATGCCGGTAAGGATATTTTCACACATTATTCATCTATTCGCGCGACAGATGAACATTATAAGTATCTTGTTCAGGGTGAATACGTTGCATTTAGTGTCATTACTTCAAGTACCGGTAATCATGAATTTCAATCAGCAGATGTTTCTGGTGTTCTAGACGGACCACTTATGTGCGAGACTAGACAAATTAACCAACCTGCTGATTCTGGTAACAAGCCCCGTCGTTACCAGACCAGACCTACCGGTAATCGTCAAAAGAAGAGTGACGAAACTGAACCTTCTGCGTCTACCTCTGCATAAGTTTAATTATCGTATATTCAAACCATAAACCTAAAAAAATATTATTATTTACTATTAATAATATTTACATTTACACCTTTTCTCATTGAAACCGCTCAATTATAAATTGTTCTTATTATATCACTAATCATTATTGCTCGTGCTTCCTTCATGTTTACATAACTTATAGAAAAAATATTTGGAATAGACCGGTTATTTTCATAGCGTAATAGCATACAAGGTTGTTTATCAAAACAGAACGCAAACTCAAAACCCAATTTATTTGAAGATATCTCAGTCTCTTTCATAATATGTATTTTCTTATTGATAATCGGTGCAATTATATTGTATCTTTCATCGCGTTTATGGATTACATTTACAAATTTATGGTAATCAACACTATTCTTTATTCTATATTTATACTTGATGCGCCCGTCATAACTAAATATATAATCTTTCAATTCGTATGGAAGTTTTGTAAACAAATTATATATATTATTCATTGTAATATTAATGTAAAAACTCTTTATATTTCTATTTGGGCATTTGAAATGAGAAAAGGTGTAAATACTTAATTCCACACACGATCTTTACATATTTATATTTTTATTAACATATAAAGTTTGTGCCATCGACTTTATTATCTTATTATCCAAACGAATTTGCTCATCTTCTACATCTCCTAATAATGCCTGCATCATTCTATA